ATTTGCTGAATACCCTCCTTGTTGGCCGATTAAACGCAAGAAAACCTATATATTTCAGCTACATAAATCGGCCAAAAATAATCGGCAAATCGGCGGCAGATTAAATTTCAGGAATAAAGGGGGGGTTTTTACGAATTTGCCCTGTCACCTAACAAAGCCCAACATTTGGTTGTTTTCGGGATTAAAGGGGGGGTTAACCGGAATTATGCCCCCCCCCTGTCACCTAACAAGTCCCCACAGAGATCAATCCATTCGGCTGTTGCTGTGGCAGGCGATGCCGTGTTCGTTCAGGACCTTGGCAAAGGCGCGGGCATAGGCTTCCTTGCGCTCCATGCTCTGGTTGAACTCATGGCAGGCGATCTCAAGGCCATTGGGATAGCCGGTGCGGGCCATGCCATTTGCCTTGGCCCACTTGCCGAACGGGGTGTTTCCCTTGAGCCAGACCCAAGCGAACCCGCAGGGGCCTTCATTGATGCAGTGGACCTCTGCACCGGGCTTAGGACGGCCCCAGATGTCGGCTTCGACCAGATGCATGGGGGTTGGGCAGGCGGCATTGCCAGCGGCCATACCGGCTTCGTGGGCGTTCATGGCGAGGCTGGCGAAAATCGAATTGGTGGTCATGTCAGTATCTCCGTGGGTGGCTGGGGTTAGGCGGCGCGCGAGGGGGCGCGACGCGCCTTGTCGGCGGCGTTCAGGGCTTCTTGCTCGGCGTGAAGGCGGGCGATCACCTTGCGGTGGGTGGCCTCGGCCTTGGGCTGCTCCTTCTGAAGGGCGCGGGCCAGCAGGCGGTAGGCCACCTGAAGGTCCAGATAGAGGGTGTGCTGCTCACGGAAAAGCACCTGATCGTGGGTGTCCGTCAAAGCGAAGGTGCTGGCGGCGTACTGGCTGCGCGCGCCGCGCACCGTCTCGGTGGAGAGGTGCTGTAACTGGCCGACAGAGGCGAGCTTCAGGGCCGCTTCGACAAGGGAGGGCTGGGGGCTGAGAACCTCAACGCGACCCAGTTCGCTCGACAGGGCGGAGGCGATGACGGCGATGCGGGGGCTGATGCGGATTTTGGTGGTCATTTTGTATCTCCTTGTTGATCTGATGGAAGGATTATAGGCCCATTGGGCCTCATGTATAGGGGGAAAATGGGGGTAGGGCAAATTATTTTGTTTGCATCACCGGCCCATATGGCCCATAAAGGGCGGGTCGATTGGCGGCGTTTTGCTGCCTAAAGTGGAGATAGATGATGAATTTCAAGGTGATACGCCTCCGGTCGCTGCCGGGTGCTACGGATTGCAGGTGCGGAGTGGGCCTCCCACATGGGTCAACGGCCCGCTGGTTCGGGTCCCGCTGGTGGGACTGCTGGGATTGTTACATGTGTAGGGGGCGCAAATGAGCCGGAACTATGGTGTTCGTTCTTGTTATGTTCCGCCCGAAAAAACCCTGACTTTTGGGGAACGCCTACTGCTGTTTTGCGCAGCCTTCACTGGTGCTGTGTTGCTGTTCGCGTTGATTGCGGGCCTGATGTTTTTGGCGCAAATACTGGGTGACATGCTGACATGACCTATCCGAAACTCACGGGACGGGATGCGGTTTATGCAACCGCGATAGAATATCTGGAGCGGAAAAGGCGCGACGCGGCATATCAGTCGATAAACGACAAAAACTATCCGATGATCCGGCTCTGCGCCCAGCGAGGCATGTCTCGGCGTCGGCTGATAGAAATCTATGGAGATTTCGCGGTTTTGTCTGCGCTGGAAAATCACAGCGAGGTGCCAGATGGTGGACGATGACCTTGAACTACCAGCTCGCGCTAAAATAGTTTTCGCGCTATATTTTATCAGCGCGTGTTTTCTCCAAGTCGTTGGATTGGTTTGGCTAATCCGCGCTGTATGGAGGTGGATCAGTGGTCATTGAGGACGCCAGAGAGCTTCTAACAATACTGCGCGACGATAATCCAGAGGGCTACGTTGATGCCATTTGGTCTATGCGCTACCCGCAGCCGTCCCCGAAATCCGGTAAAGGCTGGCCGTGCCGCGTTTACGAAAACAGATCATCCGCCAAAAAAATCCCGCACAATTTTCGGGTCTTTCTAAACGATACGCTATGACACCTTTGGACGTAAAACATTTCCGCCGCGACTATGATCTCAGCCAGCGCGATCTGGCCGAATTGGTGGGTACTCGCTCAGCCAGAACAGTGCGGAGGTGGGAACACAGTGAGCGTGACATCCCCGACAGCGCCGCGATCATCATGGCTATGATCAGGCAGGATGAGCAGCGCATAGATGAAATCTACTCGATCAGGGGCGAACTAAATCTGCCGCCCATCGTGGACGCTAATGACGAAGTGGTGGGCTAGTGGCTATGCCGAAGAAAAAAACGCTCATGGGCAGGCCCACCCTGTATGACCCGGCCATCAATACCAAGATTGAGGACTGGATGGCGCAAGGCTATTGTCGGAGTTCGGGGATTGACAGGGGGCCGTCTAGCTACGTCCCGCGCCGTATGTTACCAAATGTCGTCGGACAGTGGCGCGAGTCATAGTCTGGCGGCAGCCTGCCGTTGTTGATGCTCCTCCAGCGGCGGGCTGCACCCAGCGGAGCGAACGTGGATTTTAACGATTTACATGGCATTGAACTAACCGACACGCGGCGGGAGTTGAGCAGGCATATTTGCGAAAATAGCCTGTATGAGTTCCTGCGCCGCGCGTGGCAATGGGTGGACCCCAGCCCGTTTGCTGATGGCTGGCCCTACAAGCCTGCATGTGAGCAGGAGTTAGGGGTTCCGCGCCGTGGACTGAAGGTGCTGAAGTGAACCTCCCCAAGGAACTTCTGGACATATTAGACGATTTGGAAAAATTCGACGCCGAACGGGACAGGATGGCTCAGGCCATATCTGAGGCAAACGCCGGGAACAAGCTGGGTTGGAGATACCCGCCCGATTTGATCGTCCCCGACGACATCCGGCAGAGTTACCTGACAGGACCAGCACATTGACACCCGCAGAAATGAAAAAAGCCCGCGCCAAACTTGGCGACCTGAAAACCGCTGAACTCGCGCAGATCATCGGGATCAGGTGGGACAGAACCGTTAGGAAATGGGAGAGCGGTGAGAGAGCAATCCCTGAGCCTGTGGCAATGTTGCTGAATCTCTTCATAGAGAACCCGGTCCTGATCTCTATGTCCGAGAAGTTCCGTCCCGTGTATAAGAAGGCTGGAACAAAGGTGAACAAGAATGCCTAATTACATTGTCAAAGTCGCTCTCAATGACGAGTTGGTTGGATTTTACTCGGTCGAGTCCACAATAGAATTGGCAAACCTTGTAGACGAATCTGTCGATCCAAGTCTGTGCCAATACGCTTTACTGCCGTATGGGTGGGGCATAATGTTTAACGGCCCAATAATGATACCGTCCAAAACGTACCCAGAGATGTCCCAGACAGGTTTTACGCAGGATGTTTTCACAACCCTGCTTGGAGACCATCCATGCGAGTGGAAAAATATGTTTACGATTGGATGCGAATAATGCCTAGGAAGAAAAAGGATACAATCACTGACAAAGCACGGGGTTTGTTTGTGCAGGATGGTGAATTGGTGACAGATAGTCCTGAAATAGCTGTGGAACCAAAAAGCGTGGGAAGGCCCAGCAAATACACAGGTAAACTGGCCGATATGATCTGTACTCGCATCGCTCTGGGGAACAGCCTGAGAAAGGTTTGCCTCGCGGATGACATGCCGGACATCACAACCATAATTCGGTGGACTAGGGAAAATAAGGAATTTTGCCAACAATACGATAGGGCTTGCGTAGATCGGGGCAATCATCTGGCTGAAGAAGCGTTGGAAATTGCTGATCAAACCCCTGAGACAGAGCCTGTTAGGGACAAGGATGGCGAGATAATCGACATGCGCCTGCACTCTGCCTACGTCTCATGGCAGAAGAACCGGGTGGACGCCCGCCGCTGGTTTGCGAGCAAGATGTCCCCGAAGCGGTTTGGCGATAAGGTCCAGACCGAGGTTTCCGGGATCGACGGCTCTGCGATCAAGGTCGAGACCGTTGCGCTGGACGTAGCCAGCCTGACCCCGGAGTCCCGCGCTGCTCTCAGGGCTGCGCTGGTGGAAGCTAAGTCCAAGGGATGAGGCCAGTCTATGAGACTGCCGGGGACCTGACCGCAGAGGATCGCGTGTCAGATATTCTGTCGGCGGCTTGGGGGTTCGATCTGGAGAAGCTGCCCCGGCTCCATACGTTCGACCGCGCTCTAAAGCGGGGCGGTGTCCTGCGCGGGTATATCGAGATCAAGAACCGGAAGAAGTCCTATCCGACGTACCTGATCAGCCTGAAGAAATGGCGGGACATGCTGATGGTATCAGAGGCTGCAAATGTCCCGGCTGCGCTGGTGGTCTGCTGGCCGGTCGAGGGGGAGATGAAGACCAAGGTCATAAGGATCAGTCGCGCGAAGGTTGGCATAGTCGAGGGTGGCCGCAGGGACCGGGGCGATCCCAAGGACATTGAGGATATGGTTGAGATACCGATGTCCCAGTTTGACGATGTGTTCTAAGCGCCAGACCTTTGTCTGCTCTGACTGCGGGCAGTTGTGGAAGCTGCTGCACATGCGGACATGCCGGTACTGGGTTGAGAAGTCTAAGGTAGTTACGAAGTGGCAATGTAAATCGGCCAATCGGGCCGAATGTTTCATGTGAAACAATTCAAAGGAGGCCTTGTGTCGGAAGATATTCCTAAGTGGAGTGATGTTAAATTGCCTAGGTCAAGTGCAATGGAGAGGGACATCAATGAATGGAAGGCCCAAATTTTCCTTGAAACAGAAGACCTGAAATCACAAGAAATAATGGTTAACGCCATCAAAGTGTTTTTGGAGGAAATAAAAGTCGCAATAAGTCGTTCAACAGTGTTCAACGACGAATTAGCGGAGTATTCCGAAAATGTAGTTAAATTGTTCCCTGATATAAATGAATGGAAACGCAGGTCTGCATTTCCTCAAGGGAACCAAAGCTGGCTTGATGACCAAAAGTAACTTCTATGTTATCTAGGACGCGCCGATAGCAGGCCCCTTTCCTGCTGCTGGTACGGCCTGTCTCGGTTTTGCTTCCCGCTATCCGGGACAGGCCACCTAAGTGGGAATAGGGTATGATCGTTGATGTCGGCGGCAAAATGTTAGATGCGGACGAAAGTCTGCGTCTGCTAGACCAATATGAGAACGAGCAAAGCCTGTACGAGTTCCTGCGGAATGCGTGGAAGACCATTGACCCGTCGCCTTTCACGGATAGCTGGGCCATAGAGGCTATAGCAGAACACCTTCAGGCTGTGACGGATGGAGAGATACGCAGATTGATTATAAACGTGCCTCCTAGGTGCGGTAAATCAACTATAACATCCGTGTGCTGGCCCGGGTGGGTATGGGCGCAGGAGCAGATAAGCCCAACTTCCGGGCCGGGTGTTAAGTTCCTGACCGCCTCCTACGCGCAACAGCTATCAATTCGCGATAGCGTGAAGTGCCGCCGTTTGATCGAGTCCCCGTGGTACAGGTCTCTCTGGGGTTCACGATTTGCTCTCACTAGCGACCAAAATACAAAATCAAGGTTCGATAATTCCAAAGGAGGCACCCGGCTCTCCACTTCGGTCGGCTCGGCCCTGACCGGGGAGGGTGGTGCCTGCATCTTGGTAGACGATCCAAACGCAGCGGCTGAGGCCTTTAGCGAAGCAAACATTGAGACAACCATTGACTGGTGGGACAACGCCCTCAGCACCCGCCTCGATGATCCTAAGACCGGCGCGTTCGTGGTGATCCAGCAGAGGCTGGCTGAGAACGACCTGACCGGCCACATCCTAGAAAAGCAGGTGGGAGACTGGTCCCACATTTGTTTGCCCATGAAATACGAGCCGGATCGCAGCTTCACCACGGTGATTGGGTGGAAAGACCCCCGCACTAACGAAGGCGAATTGCTGTGGCCGGAGCGGTTTGGCGAGCCTGAAGTCAAGGCGCTGGAAAAAGCACTTGGCCCTTGGGCTGCGGCTGGGCAGCTACAGCAGCGGCCTGAACCCAAGGGCGGCGGCGTCATCAAGCGTGAGTGGTGGCAGACTTGGCCTAGCGATAACTACCCCCCGGTCGAATACATCATTGCCTCATTGGACACGGCCTACACGACCAAGACCGAAAACGACTATTCGGCCCTAACGGTATGGGGCATATTCTCAGGCGCAAATACGACACCGGCTACCAAGTACGTCAACCGCGAGAGCGGCCTCATAGACCAGAGCGAGCAGACCATCCTGTTTGATAAGGCGCTGGAGCAGCGGTTCCAGATCAAGGTCGGCGGTGACGAGAACACCATCCCCAAGGTCATGTGCATGATGGCTTGGGCGGAGCGGCTGGAACTGCACGACCTGATCAAGAAGGTCAGCGAGACTTGCAAGACCTACAAGGTAGACAAACTTATAATTGAGAACAAAGGGTCCGGTATTAGCGTGGCCCAAGAAGTCCGCAGACTGTACAGCCACGAAACATTCGCGGTGCAGTTGGTTGATCCCAAGGGGCAGGACAAACTGGCAAGGTTACATTCTGTTGCCCACCTGTTTGCGGAGGGAATGATTTACGCGCCCGACCGAGACTGGGCAGACAAACTGATCACGCAAGTTGGTCAGTTCCCGCGAGGCAAGCACGACGATCTTGTCGATACTGTCTCAATGGCAATCAGGCATCTGCGTGACGCAGGGTTGTTGGTTCGTTCACCTGAATGGGCGGCGGAGGTAAAGTCCGCAATGACGCACACTGGGAGCAACTTGCAGCCGTTGTACTAGTTAGCATGCGGCATTGGTGATATGTTCGGTTACTCGCATATAAAGGTAACCCATGCCGCTTACGCCGGGACTAAGCCCCTCCATACGTCAGCCAGCGCCAGAAATTGGCGATGATGAACCTGTAACCGTCGAGATCATCGAGGGCGGCCCTGACAAGCCCAAAAAGAATGATGACGGAAAGATTCTTGAGATTGAGCATGATGATGGCTCCATCACCATCAGTCTTGATGGCAAGTCGCTGCTTGATGATGAAGAGCGCCGCCCGACAGATTGGTTTGATAATCTTGTCGAAGACATTGACGACATGGAACTTGATCGCATCTCCGGCGATCTCATGCGCGGCATTGAGGATGACATCCAGAGCCGCAAGGACTGGATTGAGGACCGCACCAATGGCCTGAAGTTGATGGGCCTGAAGGTTGAGGTTCCCGGTCTAGGATCATCCTCTGACGGTGCGCCAGTCGAGGGCATGAGCCGCGTCCGTCACCCGCTATTGCTTGAGGCGGTCCTGCGTTTTCAGGCCAACGCTCGTTCGGAAATGCTGCCGGTAGACGGTCCGGTCAAGATCAGGAACGACGACAACAACGCCACACTTCAGGAAGATCAGCTTGCCAATGCTTTGGAGCGCGACCTAAACCACTTCCTGACGGTCACGGCGAGCGAATACTACCCCGACACAGACAGGATGCTGCTGATGCTGGGCTTCGGCGGCACGGCATTCAAGAAGGTGTACTTCTGCCCGCTTCGCAATCGCCCGGTCTCTGAGACGATTGACGCCGACGATCTGATTGTGAATAGCTCAGCCACTGACCTGAAGAACGCCAAGCGCATCACACATCGTTCCATGCTGCGCCCGTCCACGGTGAAGCGGCTGCAGATACTGGGTGTGTATCGGGACATTGATCTGTCCACGCCCAGTATGCCCAGTCTTGACAGCTTGCAGCGGGAAGAGAAGTCGCAGCAGGGTATTCAGCCGGAGAGTATGAATCCCAATGATCGGGACCGGGAGATATACGAGGTCTACTGTGAGCTGGACATCAAGGGCTACGAACACAAGATGCGTGGCAAGGAGACCGGCCTAGAAATCCCGTACCGCGTGACGATTGACGTAAGCACCAAGAAAGTCCTGTCTGTTACCCGCAATTACGAGGAGGACGATCAAGAGCTTCCCGAAGCCAAGAGCAACTTCGTCAAGTACACCTACATCCCCGGTCTGGGGTTCTACGACATTGGCCTGCTGCACATATTGGGTAACACCACCAACGCCATCACGGCTGCTTGGCGCGAACTGCTGGACGCTGGCATGTACGCCAACTTCCCCGGCTTCTTGATGGCCGATACCGGTGCGCGGCAGAATACTAATATCTTCCGGGTTCCCCCCGGCGGCGGTGCTTTGGTCAAGACCGGCGGCATGCCGATCAGTCAGGCCATCATGCCCTTACCGTACAAGGGGCCGGATCAGGCCCTCATGGCGCTGGTGGAGAACATCAGCCAGACCGGCATGAGGATCGGCGGTACGTCTGAGCAGCCCGTGGCCGAGGGCCGATCAGATGCCCCGGTGGGGACCACGCTGGCTATGATCGAGCAGCAGCAGAAGATTTTGAACTCAGTCCACAAGCGTATGCACTCAGCGCAGGCTGAGGAGTTCCGGCTGCTGGTGCAGTGCTTCCGTGACCACCCGGACAGCTTCTGGCAGCGGAACAAGAAGCCCGCGATGCAGTGGGACGAGCAGACATTTCTTCAGGCCATTGAAAACTACCAGATCACCCCGCAGGCTGATCCCAATACGGCCTCGCATCTGCAACGCCTCATGAAGGTCATGGCCCTGAAGCAGCTTCAGGCAAGCAATCCGACCATGTACGATCCTGTTGCCATTGACACGGCGGCCTTGCAGGCAATTGGCTGGGGCAACCCGCAGCAGTTTCTTGCGCCGCCGCAGGCTAATGCCAGCCCGCCGCCTGAACTTCTCAAGATGCAGTCGGACACCCAGAACCAGACCAAGATCGCGGACGCTAGGGTTATGGAGGCCCAGACGCGGGCCAAGACTGCCGAAGCCAAGGCGCAGACCGACGCACAAAGATACCAGACACAGGCGGCTTATGATGGTGAGCGTCTGAAGCTGGACAACGCCAAGACGCAGGCTGGCATTCTAAAGGATCACGGCGATCTTCAGAGTCACGAGGAAGAGCGCAAGTTCCGCGAGCGTCTGGACCTGATTGATCTGGCTCAGAACCTTGCGGTTCACCCTTTGAGCGCACCTGTTGTTGCCCCGCTGATCAGGCCGGTGGCTGATGACTTGGGCATGACGGCCCCGCAGAGGGCTGGGCTTGTCCCGCCTAGGGGCCGCTAATGTCTAGGGATGTCCGTAAAGCTCTGATGATTGCCAAGGGGCCTGTATCCAGCGGGTATCTGCCTCCGGGCCATCCTGAGCGGGAGGCTAACCTTGCGCGGCATATGGAGGGGGTGCATCCAGAATTATTAAATAAAGATGGATCACCTAAGACTCTTTACCATGGGACTCCAACATACGGCTCCGAAGGGGCTGCGGACATTATTTCGTTCTCTGGGAATGGTCCCTTTTTTGTTTCTGAAAGTCCTGAGTTTGCGTCTAATGTGGCTGCTCTGTCAGGATACAGTCCAAATGGTGGGGCAGTTTACCCAGTTCATGTTTCCGCTAAGAAAGTGTTCGATCCGACAAAAAAGGGTGTGGTGTCTTCTTTAAAAAAAGAATGGTCTCCCGAAAAGTACGTTGCGGGGGATATTTACGGAGGCCACCGTGGCGAAGTTCCGCCAAACAAATTTTGGCAAGCGGTTAAAGAAGGTGATTGGCAAGCCATCGAAAATAGTGGTCTTTTAAATTACCTGAGAGACGAAGATTATGATGGTTTTGTAACATACGAGGGTGGCTCCAAAAATTATGGTATTTTCAACCCTCGGCAAATCAAATCCGCCACCGGCAACAACGGCCAGTACGACCCGAACGAGCCTGACATCACCAAGGCCGAAGGCGGCTACATCCACGACCCTGCCCGCCACATCCGCAAGGCTCTGATGATCGCTAAGGCTGATGGCGGGGATGTTGATGATGATCAGTCTCAAGATACATCGTCACCCGCTCCAGCTTATTATCAATCTACATTGTCACCCGCCCAAACTACGCCAAGTAGTATTTTGACTGGCGCTCTAACAAACGTATTTGGCGATGATCGTAACGCAGCTCGTTGGGCTGATAAAATTGATCAGTTAGTT